ATGGAAACTTCGTGCCCTGTCTGTGGAAAGCGTTTTCGTGGGAAGCCTGAAACCGCTGGAAGACGTTTTAACTGCGTTTGTGGCGAACGGCTGCAAATGCCTCTGGACTGTCCTGAATCGCCTGCAATCGTTCCTGTGAACGCTACAAGCGATCCTAACCCGAATCTGGACGGAAGGTGGTATTGTCTCGATTGTGAAGAAAGGATGGATGGGGAACCCTATTCCCCCGGCTTCTTTGCAATCGAACTAGCCTTGTGGTGCCTAATGTTCATTCCCGGCGTGATTTACACTTTTTGGAGGATCTGCAATCGTAAATACCGTTGCAATTTTTGCCATTCCGAAAGACTAATCCCATCCAATTCAAAGAAGGCGGGTGGCAATGGGCGTGGCCCTGTTCCTGATCCACGCCCCCCAGTGTCCTTAGCCACAAAAATCATTCTTTGGACATTGTTGACACCTTTCGTCCTGGCTCTTGCAATTCGCATTGTGGGGGCGGCTTTTCATCATTAAATACGCCATTCAAGCCCCAAGACGGTCCCTCTGGCTATCTTGGGGCTTTTTTCGTATAATCTCCCCATGGATTGTCCAGTTTGCGGCAAATCAATCTGTAGTTGCCAGCTAGAAGACCGCACCTATCTTGCAAGAGCGGTCGGCAGAGAATTACGCCAAATGGGTTGCGGGGCACCACCCCTTGCCACCCAAAATAGTGGGAGTTTCGTTTTCCACTCGGGCGACGTGCGGGACAATACTATCGAGACACCTCCCGGCATTTGTCAATTTCTTCACGATTTGATTTCCAAAAAATATCAAGTCAATACAATCCTTGATCCTTGCTGTGGGGGCGGCAATCTGACTCGCCCTTGGAATTGCAAAATAATCTCTTATGAGATATTGCAGAAAAAGGATTTCTTCAAAGAACAAAAGAAAATTTCCTGTGATTTGGTTTTGTGTAATCCGCCATTTAATGGTGCTACTCGATTTTTTCCTTATTTGTTTCTGCAAAAGATTTATTCATTGGTAAATAAGAAAACGCCGTTGGCACTTTTCACACCAATGGCGTTCCGTCTGGATCAATCGAAAAAATCAAATCGTTGGCGTGAATTGCGGGATGATTTCCCAGAAATTACAGGAATTGTATCATTACCACATGACGCCTTTGGCAAAAATGTAAAAGTACATTCTGAAATATTGTTTTTCAATTTGAATAAATTGAAACCTCATTATTTCCTGCCCGAAAAATATCTCTAAAATCCGTATTTTCGCCAATCAATCCGCCCGTAATCCTTTTCTATTTCTTTTTCTTTCTTACGTAATTGGGCGACCTGTTGACGCTCTTGTCTTTCAATTCTCGCTGCTTCCCTTCTTGCTGCTTTTCTCGCTTCTCTGCGAGCCAATAAGCGGTCTATTCCCCTCTTTATTTGTTCCGCTTCCTTTTTCTTCTTCCTTGCCCATGCTCTTTCTTCCTTTTGAATTTCCTTGATTACCTTTGTTAGCCTTTCTTTTCTCTCATCTGACTCAATGGAATATTGGTTTCCCCCCACCTGCAAATAGCCTTCGGGTATCCCCTTTAATACCTCCTTAAAACCAATTTTGTATTCTTTTTTCCTGATTTCTATGTTTAATCGTCCGTCAGGATTGCCCCCGCTCAAATAAACGACCTTCGGTAATTTCTTCAAAATAGGTCTCCTTTAATTTGGGTATTTTCCTTCTTTTTGCTCGAAATTGCAATGGGAATAAAAAAAGGGTATTTGGAATTGATCCAAATACCCTTTCCAAAGTGGGGGTAGCCTATTTTTTGAACAATTTTTCAATTGCCTCAATTGTCTCGACTAGGTTTTGAGCCCCAGACACCCCGCCCAAGGCGTCCAGCTTCTTCGCTGACGCAATCAGTTCTTTGACCTTAGAAATACCGCCCAAGGCGTCCAGTTTCGTCTTAATGTCGTTGACGTTCTCGGCAGTAAGAATTGTCACCTTGACTGTCTTTTCCTCGGTCTTGGGCTTGTTCTTTTGCCCTGGCTTCCGACCACGTTTTTTGGGCTGTTGTTGTTCAGTCATTTTTACACCCCTAGATTTGTGATGCCAGTTTTGCCAATTCCTGCGCCGCCGAAATCTTCTCCCTAGCCTTTTCCACGCCACCTAGCTTTTCAACCAGGGCGACGGCTGCCGAAATTTTGGAAAGGTCATTTGCGGGTGCTGGGGCTGGCTTTGTGGCTCGCTTCACCTTCTTTGTCGCCTTTTTGGCCTTCTGCGGGATTTCCTTGTTGCAATAGGAACACTTGCTAGACCTAGCCGGGATCTCATTGAAGCAATTCGGACATTGTTTGTAGCCGGGCTTCCGTTTCTGTGGCTCCTCGGTGACCTTGATTTTGCTCGCTGGATGTGCTGGGACGACCTTTGTTGCCTTTTTTGGCGCTGCCATGTTTTTCTACCCTCAAAAAAAGTGTTGAAATTGAAACGCTACAGACACCATCGGTTATTTTTGCAAAATCGTCAAGCGGTCATCAGGGTATTTTTTCCATTTTTTTGGAAATTGGAAAGGTGATGGAACAAAATCGGGCTTCATTCATCCCCCTCAATTTCCTCGAATAAAACAATCTTTGGTTCGTTGTTTTCAACCACGGCTGCAATTGCTTCCGAAAATGCCGTCGTTAGTTCAATGACACCTTTGCACGTCAGGGGCTCGCTTTGGACATTGTAAGAACCTGCAACGGTATCCCCTAATTTGAATGTAACTGTTAAATGTACAGGCAATTTGGGCTCTGGTAAATCTGATAAATCTGATAACGATATTTGTGCTGATCCTATTACGGTCATTCCGTCCTTTCTACTTCGTGGTGTCATTTGTCCCCCCTCTTTTTGTTCATATTTTTCATTGTGTTTTGTATCCCATTTCTATTATATAGACTCTATAACCGATTTTTTCAAAATCCCTCCCATAATAGCCAAGCCCACCAGCCATTATACAATGGTTTTATTCCTAGTCTCTTACATATTTCATACATCAAATCCCCACTATAAATGTTGTTTTCATTTCCCCATTAAAATCCTTCTGAAAGCCAATCTGTGTTTGTGTCTTCTGGTTGCTCTGTTCTTTTCTTTTCAATTTGGCGACCTCATCAATAACCAATTGTGGCATCGGCAAATCGTAAATATAGGTGTGTAATAATTGCTTGGCTAGTTCGTTGCTCGCATTCAACACGTAGGTTATATCCAATTTATCCCTGCCAGTTTCTTCGTACAAATCAAATCTAAGTTGGTTATTATCCTCCCAATCCATGTTTATAATTTTCATAATTCCCCCTTAAAATCCTGTTAATTTCCAATCAGGCTTGTTTGTTTCTTCTAGTGCTTCTAATCCTAATTGTTTTCTAATTTGTTGTGTGATCCTCGGGGAGACACGGTTTTGCCTCCCCTCCGCAAATGCGTTTGTCAACACCTCTGGCGTAATTTCGTCCGCATAAAATAATTCGGCTAATAACCCGATATAAGTTGCAACGTCATCGGGATTGTCGCAAAAGTGTTGGAGTATTTTATCCTCCCCCATTGACCTTGAAAGCTACCAATAGCCCGCTATTCGCTATTGTCGCATCTTGACGCAAATTTGATATTCTGAAAATCAAAATCCCTCCCTTAAAATCCTGTTAATTTCCAATTTGTTGTTTCTTCTTTCTCTTCTTTTCCATTCCTTTTCGTCAATTCTGAATTGGCTCGGCGGGCTGCGTTTTCAAACATTATTTCAAATTGAGCATCAGCCCATTTGCCAAGTCTGTTGAGTTCGTCGAAAATATCCATGTGCCTCCTGTTGGGAGGCGTCCTTGCCTAATTAGTCCTTTCTGTGTGTTGTTGTTAAAATCCCTCACTAAGCCAATTTACCGTTTCGGCGTCGTGCATCTGATCCATTTGAATTAGCACCGCTAACTCTTCAAAAAATAATCGTTCTGCTGTCTCAAATCCTAATAACTCTTTAGTCATTTCTAAATCAATCATCGTGCCTCCTATTTGGAGGCGTCCTTGCCGCAATTCTCCTTTCTGTTTGTTGCCATTCTGGCTAATAATCAAAGCCACACACCTGCTAGCTGCTTGCTGCCCTTGGCAGACGCTATGCGTCAGCATAGCAGTGGAGGAAACAGGAAACCCAATATTCCCCCAGTTTCCTAGTTTCCTGAATATAGGGGTCAGGAAACAGGAAACTGGAAAAACACGGGGTTTTTTGATGTTTTTGCAGTCAGTTTCCTGCCCCCCCAGGAAACTGAAATTCATACGCCACCCCCTATTAGCGAATACAAAGTTTGGTTATGTTCGCCCGTGGTTGTTGTTAATAATTCCCCGACTAAACCGTCAATTAGGGTGCCGACCTTATCCCTCCCCAAATCACCACGCCATTGATTTCTTATTAACCGTCCTAATTCTGTTTTGTTAATAATTGGCTTGTTGGCCAATATCCCCCTGACAATCCCGTCCAATTGATTATTGGAGTCTTCTGGGTGTGGCACCCAAATTTCCCTTCCCGTCGTTTTGTCATATTGGAAGACTAGAGGTGACTGTGGATCTCCCCTAGTCCCATATAGTTTTAGCGTGCCCTGACACTTTTCCTTTTCAACGTCCCAAGTCCAAAAATAATCACAAGCACCAGCTATGGCGGTCTGTCCGCTGTAAGCCGCCCCAGATTTTGGTCTGTGGTGCAAAATCAAAATTGCTGCTTGTTGTCTTTGTGCCACTCTTTGCAATGGATATAAAAGTTTTCGCATTTCTTTGACATCCATTTCGTCTTCTCCAAATGCCGACCGTAAAGTGTCAATAATGACAAATGGCTTTTGATTTATGCAACCTTTTTTGAATGCGACAATTATTTTTTCAATCTTTACCGGGTCAAGTGGCATAAACTCTTCGGGAATGAATGGGCTTTGCCATTCGTTATTTAATCGCAAAGCGTCCCAGTCCCCTTGTAATGTTCGGCTTAGGCGTTTTGTGATGATCTTTTCCCGATTTTCCAAGTCAATCAACAAAATGGGGCAATTTGAAACGTCATAAGGTCCAAACGTTTTCCATTTTTTGATACCTGCCGTTAATTCACAAATCAAATAGGATTTTCCCGCAAATGGGTCGCCCGTAAGCATTCCCAACGATCCAAATTCTAGCCAATTCTCAATTAGCCAATCTTCGTTTTGTGTTTCGGCAATTTTCAACATGTCATCAATTGATCGAAAATGAAATTTGCGTTCTTTAACATCAAGAGGCGTCAATTCCGTATGCTCTGGCAATTGCTCGACATGCGGAACAACTACTTCCAATGGCTCGACAATATCATCAACACCTTGGTCTCGGATTTCCTTATCAAACTTCTCACCGCAACAGGCGTCAACCTGCTCTTTCCCATACAACGCCAAGAGGTCTTGCAATTTCTTATCTTGACAATGGGCATGCCGACATTGAAAACCAGGAAAAGCATTTTCGTTATCAATAATATAGGCAACGTCGTGCCCTGTTGTATGTTGATCGTGCCAAGGGCATTCAATTTCTACCCATTCACCGTGGGCTATTTTTCCGACTAATCTATCTTTGCACAATTTGAAAATATCTAGTGTTTTCAAATTCCCGTCAAAGTCTTTCCACCATTCTTCGCCTTCAAAAGTCATTTCCGAATTATCGGATTTGGATGGTTTTGGGGTGCGTGGCGGAATATATTCGATTGCCTCTGCTGGCACCAAATGGTAATCAGATACAGGTGTTGACAGCAAAATGTCAATTGCCTCTTTGCCGTCGTGCCATTCGCCATTAGAATAGATTTTAGACCAATGATCCTTTTTGTGGTGTTTTCCTGGCAATCGGAATTGATTACCAAATGGCTTTTCCACTTGCTTTGGGAAACTTTCAACGTTGATTTCCTTTGGGCAATCTTTTACAAGCCATAGACCAAACGCAAAAGCGTCAGGCGTTGGAATATCGTTGAATAAGACCCACAAATGGAAACCACCTTGACCGTTGCTATTTTCAAGGATTGGAGACAAGCCAAGACCTTGGATTGTCTCATATATAGACAATGCGAATTGTTCATTTGCAACTGGATCGGCTATTTGCCCATCGTGGGCGTCAATATCAATTCCGACATATTTGCAGGTGTCATTTATTCCAAGGGTATAGCTACCAATTGTGGCTACGCCAGAGAAGTGGGCAAGTAATTTACCATGATGCAAATCTCGAAAACGTCTTCGCCAGTCTTGGACGGTCAAATCGAATTCACAAAAGGTATCATCTCTAGAGAAGAGATTTGTTTTTGCCCATGTCGCTAGGTCATTGCTGTATTTTGTCCAGATTTTTTTGTTTTCAACACTACTATATAACATTATGCTCCTTTATTGTTAGCGGTTAGCTCCTTAATGATGTTGGGGTGATAATTAGTTCTTAAATATCCTGTGAAAACTACCTGTAAGCCGCCCGACCCAATCGGGCGGTTTTCTTTTGTATAGTTCATTATTTTCCTCTTTTCGCAAAGTGTTTCTTTGCTGCTTCAATTTGTTCGGAAGAAAACAAACGGGAATGACCCGCCTGATAACAAGGGATGTCTCCAACACGGGCTGCATACCATACTATTTTGTATTTGATCCCTAATATTTCCGATACCTGCTTGACATTAAATAATTCGTTCATATCCTGTTTCTCCTTTTGTTTGTTGTTCACGCTCTAATTTATATAGTAACCCGATTGAATTTTTTACGGAATTTTTTCCGTTTTCCAAAAAATAAAAAGAGGATCGACAAGACCCTCTTGTTATTTTGCTTACAGTTCATTTGCTAGTGCCGCAAATTTGTTGTGAATCCACACACATAAACAACTAGACACAACCCACAAAGAGCCAGCACCCCAAAGTAAATAGAACCATTGATGGGGAAATACAGTAATTCCCTCTGGACACGTGACCGAATCTCCATACGATCCGTGGTCTATCAGCGTTTCCCGTAATTTCAGCAAAACATTGCTTTTTTCAAGTTGGCTAGCCTGTGGCGAAATAGTGTCCAATTCTGTTAATGACGCCCTTAAATTTGCATAAAAAAAGCCCAATTCATATCGTGGGTAATCAAAAATCATTTTTGTGGAACCCTCGGTTAATTTATTATCCTCCAGATATTTGACAGCCGTTTGCAATTCCTGTTTCGCTAACGAAATTGTATTTGCGTCGGCTGCCCGCTTCAGGTGGTCTCCGCAACCACAATCAAACGCAATCAAAAGCCAAATTCTTACAAAACAAAACAAAAACAAACTAACCACACCAATTAGAAATACACAATACGAACCATATTTTTTTGCTGTCATTATTCCCCCCTTAATTTTCTAATTTGTTTTAACACCTTTTCTAAATCCTTCACAAAATAATACGTGGCCTTGCGTTCGCCTAGAGCCAAACTAGGCTTAGGTAATTTCACTAAATCCTTATGAAGTCGTGCCCACTGCAATTCGGCTTCAGTGGCACCTAATCCACGCAAACCAGGATGGAAATTTGCCGATTTTGATTTGATCGCAAAAAAATCATTAACCTTTGCCGCATCCTCGGCTGTGTAGCCCCTAGAGCCTGGGTCGGGCAAATAGCCCTTATTTCTCCACCACTCCAATTGTATCCGTGAGACTTGCCATTTATTACAAATCGAATTTGCTGACACGTATTTTTTGCGTTCTGCGAAAATCGCTTTGAGTTCCACAACTTGATCCTTTGAAAAAAATCGTCCATACGCTGGAATAATTCCATGTTGTGTTGCCGCCAAGCTGACCGTTGGTTGTGTCGAGCCAATTTCTTTTGCAATTTCAGTTGCGGAATAGCAACCATAATTATGGCTTGACAACTTGGCGATTTCTTTTTGTAATCGTGCAAGCTGTGGCTTGGTAATTGATTTTGTGTTAATCCCCAAGTGACAACACAAATGTTTTAGTTTTTTTGGGTATAAGCCTGTAATTTCGCATAGTTCATAAAGTTTCATTATTCTCCTGTTTTGGTTATTGTGTTAAAAAAATAATGGTAGAAGCCATAAAGTGCCCTATTATGCAAGCCAATATCCCGGTTATTATGCCTACGATAAATTTCATTATTCTCCTTTTCTGTAAATTGTTGACGCTCCCACTGAATACAGTCCGTCTATAGTCCGATCTACTAGCACCTTGGCTCCCGTTACTAGATTGGCAAGCCCATCGTCTGTATCTACACCCGCTGCGATTGCAGCATTATATAGGTCTGTGGGAGATACACGGTTTTTTGCCTCCTCGTAAACGAAAAACAAAGAACATTTATCCTTGTTTGCTAATTGCTCCTCAATTATTTCAATGATTTTTTTCTCAATTGAGTTCCTGTTCAATAAATGAACTAATCTGTCGAGCATGTCAATTTGGGTCTGATTGTCCTTTACCGTTTTTGCGAGACTTTTCAAGTTCTCTTGGATTTGGTTATTGTCTTTTTTAATCCGGTTAGTACATTGACGCAAACAATCAATAATGTCTTGTGTATTATTATTCATAATCCTGTTTTCCTTTTTGTTAATGTGTTAATTACCTTACACACTTATATAGTGTCCATCTTTTAATTTTTTCTCAAAAAAAATGAAAATAAAAAAGGGGAGGTAATTACCTCCCCTTTTGGTGTGGAGTCAAATTAGTCTGGATTATCCTTATGATACTTCCACGCACCCGCTGCAAATAATGCAAATGCCTTGCATTGTTCCTTATCATCCAATAGCAAGATCGGTGATAGGTCGATCCGGCATCTGTCCTGCAATTTACAAATTGCCGAATAATCAATTTTGCCAATCCCAATGACTGCATATTGAATATCGGCGGCAATTGATTTTGCCGCAAAGTCAGAAGCGTTGCCCGCATTTACACGTGAGGCAATATTGCTTGCTGCCTCATACCCAAGGTCTACATACTCTTCATTTGACATAATTCTGTCTCCATTGTTATTTGTCAGAACGACATGCCCTGACCGACCATATTGTAAATCCCCAAAACCCCAAATCAAGGCGAATAATTTCAATTCACAAAATAATCAACTGACACCAAAACTGTCTATTTACGTAGCAATAATTCCCGACCTATTCCAAGTCAAAAAAGATTTGTGAATGAAATTTTTAATACAAGGAGTAAGACCATAGAAAGAAAAATAATGGCATTGCCTTCCAAAATGCCGTTTGGAAGAAAAATAGGGGTGTGGATACCTACTTATAGAGATACAAACAATTTTGGCTGAAAGCCGGGGAAGGGAGGGTGATTGAATATTCGTTTTTTCTAAATAGCCCTTTTTGGGCGGAACAAAAGGAAGAGGTAAAGAAGCGGGACGGCTACCGCTGTAGGCGTTGCGGGGAGAAAAGGAAGCATTTGACGGTGCATCACCTGTCATACTTCAATTTGCTTGACGCTGACCTTTGCGTGACGCTTTGCCACGATTGCCACGATTTAATACATGGATTTTCAAAATATGATCCGTTGAAAAATCCTTTGGAAAATATTGGACAAAGGCACTATATTAAAGAAGAAGTAGAATCTTAAAATGCATCGCATCCTGAATAGAAAAACGCCTTTGGTGAAAATCAAAGGCGTTTTTATTGTCTTTTAAGAAAAATCGTTGCTGAAATCATCACTAAAATCGTTGGGATAATAGTTTCCCGCTGAAACAGTGTAGAAATTAGGCGAACAAAAATTATCATACTCGGCTTTGAGGTAGCTTTGTGATTGTGGGGTCTTGTGTAGCCTAACCTCTTGCAAATAGGCGGATAGATAACCGGCTTCTGGCGAAGTGCCAAGCCAGTCAAATCCACTAGGCGAAACAAGCCTATTTGCAATTAAGCAGGAATAGCCGATCTGAATTCCATTGCGGTAAAAATAAATCCCGTCCCCTGGTATCCATGTTATTGCACAATGACACCAAACGTCTTCAGTCAATAATTCATCGCTGTATACGTCGTGCGTTGTCGTGTCTTTTCCGTCATTTAAGGTGATATTGACCCACAAATGGTTCAAATAACTAAGCCCAATTGAAAGCGTATTTCCTCGGGCAAAGATAATTCTGGATTGTGCAAATTCCTCTGGCTTGAGCCAAAACGAGACGGTGAACCCCTTGGTCTCGGAAAGACTATCCAAATTGAATTTGCAATAGTTCGCCTTACCATCGAACAACTGACATGGAGAACAACCGACACCCGTGTTAAGCTGGGTAGGATCGTCGCTAGCAAGGCTATTTAGCCCGTATTCGCTACGGTCGGCATAAGGGCCTAAAGAGTCATCGAGAGCCCAACAAGCTGCCAAACCGTGATATAGAACGTCGGGTCGATCCACCGTGGCATTGCCGCCAAAGAATAACCCGCCCAATGGCTCAACGCTAACAGTTGCCGCCCCATAGAAGGATATGCTTCCCCCCACCACCTTGGGAATAACCGAACAATCGCAACTGACTTTTGAAAATCCAAACAAACCACGGGAACCCTTACCGCTGAAGGTAATTCCGCCTGACCCCACGTTTTTGAATTCGGAGTAGAGACCAGCCGACCCGCTGAAGGTCAAAGGGACGATTGCATAGCAAAGGGCTGAACCGCCAAAGTCAATTCCGCCTTGGCCTAAGTTGTGCCATGTGCCTCGGGAAGCTGCTCCAAAGAATTCAATGCCGCCTTCTGGGGTGTTTTGAAATTCAATTTTTGGTGTCGTTGTTCCACTGAAAGACAATGAGCCACTAGGCGAATTGAAAAAGGTCATATATGGCTTGGAAGCCGATCCACTAAACCGAATTGTACCGCTTCCAAATTTTCCTTTAACGCCAATCCCCGAAAAATCAATTTCACCTGAACCAGTCAATGACACTTCAATTCGTGGAATTGAAGTGCCACTAAATCTAATGGAACCATTTCCAGTATTGTAAAAATGTGCTTGTGGCTCGGCACTACCCGAAAAAGTAATTGACCCTGATCCTTTCCAATAACCTTCTAGTTTGGATAATAAACATTCGGAACCGTCATAGATTAAATATGTTGTGGTCATTCGCACCTCAAAGCTGCGTATAGGTATGGTGCTTGGCTGAGTATACCGCTATAAAAAAGCGGAAGATATTGGTGGCTAACGCCATCTGCTCGAACAACTGAAAACAAATGGCTTGTCCCGTATAGTAAATCTGGATTAGTGCCGCTTGTTGATCCGTGATAGGAAACCAACCCTAGACAAGGCGGATAATGTGTCTGTGCCCAAGGGTGTACGGTTGAAAGTCCGATTGTTATATCTTCACCGCTCGTTGTCTTGGCTGTACCGCTTCCCACTGGCGAAGCCATTGCCGACCACCCTTGATAATGACCCCATTTGTGCCCACCCAAAATCAACGTCTCTTGTTGACAGACAGTTCCTTGACTACAGGAAAAGGCAACGGCACCAAAATCTGTGTCGGCACCTAATGTGTCTTTAATTCGTTCAAAAGAAAACACAAGCCCATAGGCTGTTGAATTGGAACAATTCAAAGCCATTGTCAACCACGAACCATCACCCGCCACAATCATAGGCGTGGTGCTGGTTGTGCTATACCAAGTCAAGGCCAGTTGAAATACAGAGCTATAGGTGCCGCCCAAGACCCAACCTGCTGACGTGCCGCTATCGGCGGCCGTTGTCCCAAATTGTATTTGTAAGCCGCAACAATTGTAATTCGTTGACCTGCAATATTGTATTTTAAGATACCACGGCGTTAGACTGTCTGTCGTTCTCCAAATCTCTGTGGCTGCGGCTTGCCAATTGTAGGAAGTTGGTGGCGATACGTGGATTAACCCAAGCGGCGTATTTGTGTGGATCTTCTCCCAACCTGCTGCGGCAACACCTTCCGAAATGGTATTTGCCCAAATCGCAAAATTGAAAAAATCGCCTGTTGTTCCTAAGACCCAAGGCATTGCATTGACAACCGTATAAGCCATGTATCTCCTTATTCGTATCGAATTGCCGCCCAACAATGTGGCGAAGTGTTGTGAATGTTTGCTGATAAATAAACAGGCATGTAAACGTGATATAGCCCGTCTGCTCGCTTCACGCCAAAACTGTAATTAGTACCATATAATCTATCTGGCTGCGTGATTAGTCCGTGTGTCAAAACAACTCCCAGACAAGCGGGATAATGTTTTTGTATCCAAGGATTAACGGATGACCAACCGCAAGTGATATTTTCTGTTGTGGTCAATTTCGTGCTTTCATAATTGTCGGTTAATGGGGGTGGCGGTAAGCACGACCAACCATAACCTTCAACTGAATTCGTTGTTGTTTTGTATCCTGTATTGGAGCCAGTCAAAACCGTCTCTTGTTGGCAAGTCGTGCCATAATGACACGTACAACAATACACTCCCAAATCGGTGTCGGCACAAACACTATCCTTGAGACGTTCCCAATTCAAAACGATTCCATAATCAGTATTGTTTGACAAATTGGCGTGAGACGAACAAAACAAACTCATTGTAAGCCAAGAGCCATCACCACACACAATGACCTCTGTTGAATAGGCGGAAGCGTACCACGAAACCGCACATTGGAATACCGCTGAATTGCTTCCGCCGATAACGCCTGAAGCATCGCAAGTGGTGCCAAATTGGAATTTCAAACCTGGACAACGAATGAATTGCGAAAGACAATAGTCAATTCTGAGATACCAAGGTGTCAGGCTATCCGTTGTCTGCCAAACTTCATAACCGGCACTTTGCCACGTCGTTGAATTAGGTGTTGATACCGTAGACCAATCAATATTCGTTTGGTATTTGTTCCAACCGGCGTTTGCGATACCTGCGGATAAAGCACTTCCCCAAGCACGAAAGGTGCCATTAGAAATATTATCAGGCTGGATATTGTTGACTTTATAAACCGCCATTCGTCTCCTTAATTACAAATTATGGATGGAGTCATTGCGATCTTTCCGCCGCCTGCTTGGATACTTTCAACGCTTGCAAATTGCTCTGCCCAAATCACAACCGAACTATCTGCATTAGTGACATAGTACCCGTAGATTGGTGCTGCGGACGTTAAAGTCCATGTGATTTCGGGATACGCCGCTTCTGTTGTGCCTGATACCGTGGATACTGTCCAATTTGCTGCGGTGCAAGATACTGCGGCGTATCCTGTGGCTGTACACTCGGTAAAATTGGCTAATACTGAACCTTTTACAGGCGTGTAATTGTTGACATACAAATGAATAACAACATTGTCAGGTGTTGAGATATTCAACATACGTTTTGCTGCTAATTCGTCGCCGACACTTGGAAAAACTAAAGACATAAAAAAACCTCCATTAAGTATGAAGGTATTTATGATAGACTTAGATAAAAAACGTTGTCTTCCGCCGCTTTCAACGGCGTCTTAAAAACAAGTCGTGTTAAACCGTCGCTATTAGCTTCACGAATTTCCGAACAAAGTTTTTCGCCTTTAGAATTGTAGACAAACAAAGTGTCATCTAATTGGTGTTGAAGTTGAAGAGAACAAGACACCCAAAATCTAGGTAAATCAGTTGCAACGGCACCGGCTGGAATAACAATGGTGCCTTGTGGCGTGATTGTTTCAAGTGGTAATGGCAAAACCGCCCATTCCTCGGTGTCGAGTGTTGACCACTGATCCAAAGTTGTAGACACCCAATCCGCTGCCGTTGAAGAGTCTTGCAAAGGAAGTGTTGCCCAAGTCTCGGTGTCCACATCCGTGAAATTATCTGTAGATACCCACGTGGATACACTGGCAGAATTAAGACTTAAAGATGCCCATTCTGCCAGTGTATTTGTTGCAAAGGAGTCTGTGGTGTCATTAACAAATGCCATTTATCTCCTTACACTGCTGTCAATTTCAAATTGCCGAAACTGACCGACCCGTCATTGCTGTATTTGCTACCATATTTCAGAATAACCAAAACAGTTCCTTTTGAAATGACCGTTGGCTCGACACAATCTTTTTGTTGTCTCCAAAGAGGATCTTGTTTTGTTGTCGTCATCGTGGCCTTCATTTTTTCCCACGAATACAATCCCCATTTTGCAAAATCTTCCGAAGTCCAAGTAGGGTTGACGGATGAAATCCCATTTGCTCCGAAAGAGTTATAGTAATTGCTTGAATGAACAACCAAACCACCATTGCCGCCAAAGTTGGCGACGTTGCCCGGATAAGACACAATAGCCCTGATAATGCTCGTTTCTTTTCCAGCATATTTGCCATACGTGGGGGCTGTTGACGGATAAGCAAAAACACCAGTAAACCCATAAGTTGTTGGAGATTCTGTTAAAGTATAAGCAGATGGCAAAGACACTAACATAATTTCAGCCCACCAAGATGTGGTGTTACCGCCGTTGCTCGCTGGTGAACCTGCCCAATTGCCAGTTAATTTAACTTTAGTGCCTGCTGCTACAGAAACGGCCTGATAAGCATATCCCGTCACCCAATCCCCTGTTGCTGTTGATTGTTTTCGGTTAATCGTCAACACATTATTGGCAACCGAAAAAGTCGAAGTTGCATCGGTGCCGCCGCTTCCATCCTCGTTTGGCTCTTGCTGATTGCCTGTTGTCCATCCAGTTGTTGAGTTGCTGAAATCACCGTTGGTCAATAGATTAGTTGTTGACCCTTGACGGGCTGCCAATGAATCCAAAGCACTTTGCACCGTTGTCGGTGTGCTTGTCCAATTAGTGGAAGTTGTTGGGCTAAATGCCGTTGTTGTTGCTTTGTTGGCATATAGAACACTTGCCGCCGAAACAGGAATAACAGCACCGTTATTATCTGTTGTTATGCCTGCTACAACCGCACCATTTGCGTTGCTAATCGTTCCACCAGACTGATGAACTAGCGTTATTTCTCCTACTTGAACGGCTGCCCCTGTGGCATCACAAGTTATGGTATTGCCTGTGTCATTGTAAAAAAGACACGTTCCAAATTGATAAAGTCCACCTGTACCGCTTTGAACATAAACGTTAGCAACAGAATTTCCTGAACCAACTGTTTTTAATGCTCCGATTGTCGTACCATTGATTTGAACGTTCATACCAGGGGCAAATACCAAATCGTGATTGCCTACAGATGAAGAACTAAACCAGGAATCTCCCGCTTGCATTGTTCCACCTTGGCAGATAATAGCAAAAGCCGCATTAACGCCAACTGATTTCAAACCAAGGCCCATCAAATTTGAATGTGTTCCCGTAACGGCTATGCCAATGTTGGAAGTAAATCCGTTGATGTCCATTTTTGAAAGTGTTGCAAGCCAAGTTGTTCCGCTGGAAATTAGATTTAATCCGGCTTCTGTGCTTGGAGTTGTAAACCATTGCGATTCATCGGAAATCGAAAAGTTTTCTAGAAATAGTCGTTTGACATGGCTTGTGTCTGTATTGGTAAATGACAATCCTTTGATGACCGTTACTGAACGATAACCTGCCCCAATCACTGACAGGCAACATTCTCTTTCAGTTGGGAAAGTGAATGTTGCAATTTCATCATAAAGACCAGGACCGATTTGAATTTTATAATTGGCTGCGTTTGTTGCGGCAACTGCGGTCAAGGCTGCTTGGACTGTCAAATAAGGCTTCAAAATAGATCCATCACCAGTTGTATCGTTTCCATTTTTGGCAACGTGAATGACATATTGTTCTGTGATAGACAAATTGGCAATTGCCCCAACCGTTGTTTGCAAAGTTGCAAGACTAGATTGCAAACTTTCTACGTTGGTTTCAACATTGGAAGCCGCTTCCGTTGCGGTCAAAACGTTGTCTGAAAGTGTTTTGATTGCGTCGTTAATGTTTCTGGCAGGTGTGCCCGTTGCTGGATCTGGGGTGATTACAGGTAAGCCGTTATAAGTAGTCCACGAATAAGCCATTTTTCTCCTATCAAAATAAGGTCAATAGTATTTATGGCTTTGCAAGATAATCTTTGATTTGCTTCACGGCGTCGATTGCGAATTGCCTTATTTTTCCGCTACAATTACAACTCTTATTATTTGCGTTAAGTGCTTGTAGTTTCAAGTCAGGTGGAAGACTTTCCAAAAAGTCTTGGCGTTCAATCAATGATCGAACCATTGAAATACTGACATTATATTTTCGTGGCGTGTTCTCGACTTGTGGTGTCTTTTCCTCTTGTTTCACTGGCTCGCATCCACGCATTAAGCCAGAGATTAACGTGGAATAGCCACAAACGGAACAAACAAATCTTTTTCCTTGTTTTTCAAATTTGCAATTTTCCATTAGTCTCCTGAACAATAAACACGGATTGAACAATCGGTGCTGCTGCCTGCTGTTTGATATTGACCGTAATAAAGATACTTCTTTCCTCCAAGCGTCTTGTTTAGTGTCGTGCAATCGGGGGCGGTATCTAAATTTGCTGTAGCCATCCAAACACTTGTTTTATCATTCGGATAACTGCAACTCACCCGTAAGCAACAACCAGAGCTAACAGGGGCATTAGGATCAACTGGTGTGGGATTTGTGGTATCAATCAATCCTTCTCTTGTTGTGTCCGTGCCAGTAGAAGGTAAACACCCACCCGTTGCTGATAGAGCCACTGTTGCCGATCCGCCGCTTCCCTTGTAAGTCCAAGTGTTTCGGCGTCCATAATCTGAAACCCCGTCATAAGTGCAACAAAGGGCGGAATAGCCTTCAAGTTGCACAACCAAATTATCACACCAATTTTTGCCGTCCGTGCCACAAGTCGAACAACATGGGGCGGTAATGTATAGTGAACCACCTTCGGATGGCTCTAAAGTCAGTTGACAACTTGCAGGTGTCCAACCAAGTTTTTGCCAATTAAAGGTGCTTCCAATGTCTGACGTGTCATACAAATTAGGATCAACACAATAGGTTAATTCCCATTCTTCTGGACCGATTGATAGTGTTGTGCAATCTGGCTTCTCTTCGCCTAAATCGGCTGTGTATGAAAAGACCGTCGTATAATGCCACCCTGCAACCGTGTATTCAACTATTCTGGAAAAATCAATTCGGGCATAATAGGTGCCGTTCTCTTTGTAAATCGTCAAACCATTGGCGGCACAATCAAGCCGATACATTCCGTAATTGCCATAGCCAGCACCCCACGAACAATTCCCGCCATAATACAAGTACTTTGTTCTATCACAACAACCGCTAACCTTTTGGTCGATTTCGCCTGTGTCCACTTTTACGTCTTTCGTTGCGTGCATTCCTTCTATCTTCAAAGAAAAACAAGTTGCCTCTTGGTCATGTAATGAATTAGCACAATCGCAAATGTGGTCTAAGCAATTCGGCTTGTTAATGTCTGTATCAACCCCGAATACAATGAAAGAAGCCGAATAGGAATTGTCATAATTGTTATAGGCTGGATAATAGGTGTCTGCCGTTGTTGTGCAAGGACCGTCCGTCCAAAGTGAAACATAAAAGTTTTCTGGCTCATCAATTGGATAAGGTGTCATAGGATAAGAACCGTTAATCCCCTGAAGCATCAATTGACCGTCATCGTCATAATACAATTCAAGTTGTAATTGCAAATCTTTGATAGGCGACAATCCATTACCATCAGAATCATATTGATTGCCGCCATTCAAATTGAATTGTTCCCTTTTCAAAGACGACATATTTTGATTTAACGTATATCCGTTATCGTGTTTCAATTCGTTGCCATCGGCGTCAAATTGCGTATAGTAATTAGTCCACGTCTGACCCGCTTGCAAATTCCAATTGCCATAAGCACCACCTTCTCCCTTTGAATTGCATCCATAGTAAATGCGATAGTTCTGGTGCTTATCTGTGGGAATACCTGAAACGTGCCACAAAATGCGACAAGGTGCTTTTGTCTCTTTCAACCACACAATTTGACCACCTGTTTCTGTGGTCAATCGTCCTTCGCCCGTGGAATACTTGCCGTTGTAGTTAGTCAAGGCTGTCGGATGATATTTCAAATCGCCCGAAATAATTTTCCATTTATCCGTAATTGGCTTATCTTCTAGCGTGCAAGCGGGATAATCTTTATAGGCTTTATTGAATTCTTCAACGGTATGACTTCGCCAAAAATCATCCTTGGCGACAAGACAACCGCAACAGCCGTTTTGATAAGGTGCAAATTGAAAATTACCCATCGCAAGCCGCCCCCGTTGCATACCAACGACCGCAAATTAAAGTTGCTTCAATTGTCTTGCCGTTAGAAAGTGTGCTGTCTTGAGAAGTCCAAAACTGTGGTGCCCAAATCGTGTAATTGGTAGTGTCTACAACCGCTAATTGCTTAGTGTCGTTTGTGTCTGAAGCCTGTTTGCCAAGCATATATGCTTTTGCTGTCTTCTGATAATTCAATGCCTCTTGCAAAACAAAATATGCCGACCCACTGGACGGCGAAGAATACCACCACCTTCCATAACAACTTGTGATTACAATATCCGTCTTTTTGGAAATACTTGCACCCGTTGCCCATGTTGGCGGGGCGAACACTTCCAAGGAATAATAGTCTGTGTCTGTGGCTAACTTCAACGGCTGGTCATTGTCGGCGTCGTCGGCATCAATAATATAAAGTGTTGCCTTTGCTTTATTCTTTGCTTTCAAATCCTCGGTCAATTGTGCAAACCATACTTGATTGTCTTCTGTAGGATCAACTAATCCATTTCGTTTTTCACTACCACGGCTTAACTTTTCAACATAAGCCGTTGATTGCCCAATTCGTTTTGCCTGATCTGTTGTAAATTGTACGTAATCTGACATATCACCAAATCCTAAAATTGAAGATATATGGCAATTTCTGATCTAGGTGAAACTCTTGCCAATATGGGGTGCCGCTTCCGTCTGCTGGTAATGCCTTGCCGTTTGCATCCAATAGCCAAGGTGAAGACACAAAAGAATTATTGATTTTGATTTTTCTCAAAACTCCATCGTCTCCCAATTCACGAAAACCAGCCGATACAACTTTGCGTGTCCATTTTTCTGGATTATAAAGAAACTGATAATTGACTGCCCAAAACCATCCATAGGTGCTGTCCTTTGTTTCCTGTGCTGTGATAACGGCTCGTAATGTTTCTGGCTCGCATCCTTCCATTCTATTGCTATTGACGGCGTTGTTATAACATCCCATTACCACGGGATTAAATGAAGCCAAACTTTCATTTTGTGTTATGGTCAAAACTGGATATTTAACCGACCGTGTAAGTGGCGGGTCAAACCAATCCCCAGCCGTATTTTGCACCAAATTACCTTGTATATCCCTATCGCAAATCACGTCAAAATCTTGACTTCCCCAAGCCCGCACCGCTCTTTGTTTCCAAGGTATGTCGAACTCTTCACCGGGACCGTATTCGACCTGCACCTCAATTGTGCGTCCGTCTTCCTCCTTGCGTGCAACATTCAAATCGGTGACGACCGCTAAACTATCGCCTTCGTAAGGCGTCCCCATCCGCAACCCATACGCATTTATGAATTGATTTTTTAAAGACGTAAGAGAGTATTCTGTTTCGGCGTTATCCACCCCGAAATAGGTCTCTGAATACGTGTGAGAGTTTTTATTGCTGCGAAGTGAAAACTTGCCGCTTTGTTCTTCTTTTTTTCCAAGCCATGTGATTGCCATAATTCTATTTATGGCAATCACTCGCTAAAATGCTGGTGCCGGATTAACTCGATTATCAACTAATTCTTTTAACAATTCGGAGTGTTTCTTTGACTCTTGCAAAGCATCCTTGGCAATCGCATCCTTGTCTTGCTGCCCAAACTTGTAATTCAGAATGGCGGAACGTGCCGCTTGTCCTTGTAATGCTCCACCAAATTGAACCTTGTTTTGATCGGCGTAAGCACCTAACATGTTCTTTCTGGCTTTGTCGTATAGGTCTTTGGGCATAACGTCTTTCCATTGCTTCAACTGATTTAGACTATCACCAAGTTTACCCAATGGTGTTTCTGTAGAGTCCAAAGCGGATTTCAGATAATCAGGCAATACTTTCAAAGTCGCCTGTGTCTTCTCAAATGGAGTTAAACCAGGAATAGCGTTAATCTGTGCTAGTTTTTGATGGAATGTGTCCATTTGCAAACCAATGGAATTATCAATGCCGAAATGTTTCTTCTGCAAGTCTTCAACGCTTGCATTGTATTGACGTTGATTTATTGTTCCGTCTCTTAACAATGTATTCAGATTAGACAATTCGCCTTTATATGTCTTCATTTCATCAACTGGCAATTTAACAACACCAAATTTGGTCAACTTGTCTGCTAATGCCAAATTGTATTCTTCCGGTGAAAGGTCTTTCTTCAACTTCGCCAATTCCGATCTGAAGTTTTGCATTTGTTCCGCTGGACTAGCTGGAAATTCCATAATGGAATGGCGAAATTTATTATAGGCTTCATTTGCTTGGTCTTGCGTCCACTTATGCTCTTTGACGCCACGTGTCAACAACTGCCATTTGTCGTCAAGCGTTTTGATAGGATCGCTGTCAAATCCCAAGATGCTATCTGCAATTTGTTTTTGTATTTTGGCGTAGGCGTCCCCAACTGGGAAACCGTCCCTTTGCATTTGTGTAATATACGAAAGTTTCTTTGCACCTTCGTCCAGTGGGTCGGTGATGCCTGTTATAGTTTCCACCTGTTCTTTCAAGTGGCGATTATATTGAGCCATACTTATGGAACCTTCACGCACCGCAATGGCATAACGTTCATTTTCTTTTTCTGCTTTATTGACGGGATTGCTTTCAAAGACTTCTTTTTGTATTTCTAAAACGGCCAATTGTTTATCAAGGGCAATGGCTTGTTGAATAATGGCTTCTGTAGCCTTCTTTTGTCTCAATTCGTATATCTCGGTAGCCCGTCCAACCTGACCAAATGTTGCGACCTGTTCTTTGAGTTTCTTTAACGGGTCTTCTTTTGGTTGTAATGCTGCCATATCTAATGGCTTGTGTTCTTTCTTTTCTTCTGGCTTCTTTTTGTTGCGTTCGGCGGAAGCGTCGAAAACATCTTGCAATAATCCGCCGCCTAAATTGCGTTCTCCTCGGTCAATCATTGCATTTGATTTTGTTTTCATTTCCGTGCCGAAAATATCCATAAACTCGTGGGCAGGTGCTAGCCATTCTTTGAAATAACCACCAAATATTGACGTTCTTTCGCCGATCTTCAAAAACCAGTTTGCTAAATTAACCACGTCGCCTAGCACATCGCCAATCATTCCACCTATTGCTTGACAAAAACCAGTGAAAACAGAAGTCAATAAAACAATGCTTTCCATAATAGTGGTCAAGATTGTGCCAAGCGTTGAAAAGTCATCAATAACAGTTTTATTTGTGGCAATACCTTTAGTGAATGCAACATTTATATCTGTCAGTCTTTCCACGATCGGCAACGCAATAACAGCCGTTATGCTTCGCCAAATGCCTTCTAATGCCAAATCGAATTCACTTGCGGATTTTTTGTATTGAACAAACTTGGCACCAACTTCTGGCGAAATAGCGAGCCCTAAACCTTCCAATTTCTTCGCCATATCATCCAATGTTTTGGAACCTTCTTTGAAACCTCGGGCAATTGCGGCACCACCTTCACGTCCAAAAATCTCCATTGCAATACGTATTCTATCCGTCTCATTTGGGATCTTGGAAATAGTGTCAATGACTGTTCGGAATTGTTTATCAAGTGGAAGTTGTGCAAGTTGTTGAGCGTTCAATTTCAATTGCGTGAACGTCTGACCCATTTCGCCACCTTGTGTGGCTTCGGAAATATTCTTTTGAAGTCTGGCTAATGCCGTTGGGACGGCATCCGCTTCCATACCTGCCTTTTTGAATGCCATTTGCAAGGTTTGAACTTGATTAGCGGTCATCCCTATTCTGTCGCCAAGTTTTTGCATTCCTGCAATCTTGTCAATTTGTCCATTGACTTCGGATACCACTTTTTTAAGGGTAAAGAATGCGGCAATTGGCCCCGCTAATTTCGTTGCAAATCCTGCAACGGCTTGACCGCCTGAAGCAAACATTTGGGAAAATAAATCTCCTATCTGTGCTTCTTTCTTTAAGGATTGAAGGTCTTTAGAGACCTTATTTTTTCCTTTTGTCCAAGGATTGGTGTCTGCCCCGAAAATAATATCTAATGCGCCTATGATTGCCATAACTTATTTATGTGGCATCCCTCTAAGAATCTGACGCATTGTTGCTTGACTTTGTTTTTGATGTTTTTCGTGGTAAGGCATATAGTCAAGCGGTGCCTTTTCTTTTGCGGAATGCAAACAGCATTGCATCCCGTGCATTAACCACAAATCGGGAAGTGGGTCAATCGAGTCAAACGCAATCAAGTCTGTAATCTCTGAAGAGTCAAAGCGGTCTAGGAATTCTCTTTTGGAACATCGGTAGTGTCTGGCTTGTTTTGCGAGCCAAATTTCCCAAGTATTATGTCGATATTTTTTTTTAATGTTTCCAAGGCTTCAGGGCTTAACTCGGAAATGTCCCTACCCGCCATAACGATCAAGTCTAATTCCTGATAAGGTAATGATTCCAACATGTCAACATCTTCAGGGTTATATGTCCACCTGTTGTTCTCTCGATAGAGATATTGGAATTCACCTTTTTCATTACAAAGGGTGAGACAAGCAATTAGACCACGTCCGTGATTTTGCTTGTTATAGACGATTTCTCTTTCAAACACGTCTCGCCCAAAACCGTTCATCCCACGAACATAAACGGTCCCGCTTGCTAATTCAACGGGCTTTATTTCACCTATTGAACTAGCAAGTTTTTTAATGTCTTCTTTGCTTAACGCCATTGGTCTCCTTAAGTTGTAGTGACTACAGCAACATCATTAACCATTATAGATACTTCGATGGTCATATTTTTGTCTTCTTCGGCACCGTCAATTTTGTATTCAAAAACTTGTGCTTTTGCCCAAGTGTGTGTTTCAATTTGGGTGTCGGTGTTGTCAAACAACTTGATAACGCAAGCACTATCGGTGTGGGAGTCAAACAAGGTGCGGACTGTGGCGGCAAATGCTGCGTTGTAATAACACTTGACCTTAATGTCGCCTTGTTCATCCTTGTACGATTTGCGATTTGTTTTGACAGTTGAACCCATCCCGTCAGTTGCAATTTTTTTGCGTTTATGATCTGGTGTGTCAATTGAAATGACTTGGGCTGTCGATAAAGCTGTTCCACCAAGGCTGATTGTTGTTCTTTCTCCAAATGCTGGTAATGTATAAGTATCTGACATAATTCTCCATTAAAAAAGGACTACTATATTTACTCGAATTCGCTAGAAAATTCTTTTGTGAAATCCAATTGTGGCACCGTTGACCACTTCACGAAATAATCATTTGATTTGCAATAAAGCCATTCATTGTTATTGACTTCTTTTCTCGTGTATCCCTGCTCGTGGCGAATGACAAAATATGTTGCTCCAACTCGACCACGATAACCGGATAAAGCCTTTTTGATTAAATTTGCATTTGTGATAGCTTCAATATGCTTTTTGCTGATTACGTCAATTTGAATTCGTGTAATGTATTGTTGACTTGTTCCGCCAATACCTCGGGCACCGTCCTGGTCGCTAACGACGCTCCACGTCACGCAAGGGTAAACGTCATCCTCGTTTGACTCGGGATAACAGGGTAAATCTGTGATTGTCTTTAGCAATGTATAAAAATCATCTTCGCAAATATCACTCATTTGGCACCTCTTTTTGCTGCTCGTTCCGCCCTTTTCGCCGCTCGTTCCGCTTCTCGTTCCGCTTTGCGTGTGGCTTTTGCGGCGTCCTTCTGATCTTTATTTAATTGTTTCCACGCTGATTTTTCTTTGTCCCGCAATTCTTTTTTGATAGCTGCCGTTTCTTTACGCTTTGCAATATCTATTTTTTTCTGTTCTCTTTCCGCTTTCCTTTGGGCTCTTTCAATTCGTGCTGCTGCTCTAGCTTGCTTGGCTTCCAACTTCCCAACTTCAACCATTAAATTCTCTTTGATATATTTGAAACACAATTCTTTGGCCTTGTCTTTATTCAAATCCCAAGCACGTCGCATAAATCCTTTGCCTTCAATCTTGGGTCTATTTGGATAACCTCGTTTGTTGTGCAAATAACCATATTCAAGGAACGACCCATAAAATTCATTTCCCTTGAAATCACCTGCGGACATTTCCACTTTGCAACCAAATCGGCGTTTGTTTCTCTTCAAATCCTTGAGTTTAATGGAAGCAACTAAAGCACCCGTTTTAATTGGACATTTTGAAATGGCATCATCCAAAACAGGCTGGGCGGCTTGAACTAAAGCATTTTTGATAACTCGCTTTTGCAAGCGTTCATCAAATTCCCTTAGCTTTTTGTCTAGCTCCTCAATGCCTGTTATCTTGATGTCCATTAACTGACACCCTCCACGGACATATAAAAGCGTCTTTCGTCTGGTATTGGATCGCCAACCAAAATAAAAGTCTTTCCGTCCCAAACAATGCGGTCATCGCCAGTCAAATCCCTACAACGCAAAGTGAATAACACCGATGATTGTATTTCATCAACCCTTTCGGCAACGTCCTTTTTGCTGTTTTGATGTTTGCACGATGCCCAAACCGTCGCCAATTTGGTCCATGTCTCTTCCCTCTGACCTGTGGCACCTGTGGTAATCGTGGCTCGTTGTAGTTCGATTTGGTATCTTAATTTCACAGTTGTACCACCTTGTATGTGTCAAGTATTTGAGACAGTAAAGGCAATTCAGAAATTGAAATCCCGTAGGCATCACGAAATTCATTCATTGCACTTGCAAACATTAAAATACCGCTCTTAATTGCTTCTGGGATGTCGTCGGCGTCACCATAACCTGCTGTGTAAGTGATTTGCACCGCCCCTGGTCTGCGATCCGTTCTAGGGAATTGCTCTTTAACCTTTGGAAAAATAGACCCAAATACTCCACTTGTTTCATAGTCAAAAGAGGTCAATTGTTGTTTAACTCCGTCTGTGTCATAGTAATAAACACTTGTTATTGATTGCAATTTAGGACGTGGTAGATACATTACAGATTGAAAACTGTCGGCTGTATATTCCCACGTTTGCGTAATCAATGAACGGCTTAAATAGTTCTCAATTGTTGCTGTTGCCGTAGCAAGATATAAAGTCAAATTGGTATCTTCCGCCGTGCTGTCAATGTGGCTATGTAATTTGAACGTATCGAGAGATACGGGCAAAGTTGTCGGTGCTGTTAGTCGGACTAATCCCATTATTTTTTCCTCTTGGAAATAACTTGTGTTTCTTTAACTGGCTTAACGTCTTGTGTTTCCACGTCATCAACAGGCTTGGTGTTAGGCTGATTAACCACGGCACCCTCTTTTAGAAGCCTAGCCGAATCTTCCGTTGACCAAATTGGAACGATTTCCCCCTTAACATAAATATGATTACCAAATCCAAAATCTCGTGTAGCAAAAAACATAAATCCTCCTGCAAGTATTTAGGATGAATGCAATAAAAAAGCCTATTGGCTTTCACCAATAGGCTTTGTTTTGTGTTAGTTATTCAGTCTTAAGCAACCGAAATATCCGAAATATTACAGAAGCTTTCAACGTGGCTCAAAGCGATTTGAGCGTTTAAAATTGCCGTAACGCATAAAGAACCTGGATATTTGTATGGATCGACGATGAATTCAACTCCGTCGCCCCAAATACCTACATTTAAATCAGACCAATTACCCAAAGTCATACCGTGCAAGTCTGTGGCTGTGGATTTAGTCCAATTGCTTGGCATGGATGTGGTGCCATAAATTGGGTATCCGTTCAATTCGCCGTCTTCAACTAAAAAAACTGGATAACCGGAAACCTTTGGAGTTGTTTTAGCTGCACCGACAACACCTGGAGTGGTGACATAAGCGAGTTTTCCACGCAAGGCGTTGCTAGAAGCCAAAGCAGACTCTTGGGCAACGGCTTTAGCAAATGTAAGGGCTCCACCTGTGGCTCCAAGGGCAACCACTGGGACAGAAGTATTTTTTTGTACGCCTAATGGTTGATTGTTAGAACCAGTGCCTTGGAAGCCTGCAACGTCAATGGAAATTGCTATTTCTTTTGCCAAAAGTTTTCTCAAATAGCCTTCACAATCGATGCTTCCTTGTTTTAAAAAGCTCTGGGGAACTGGAATTTGAGAGCGAATACCACCCATGTTCATTGGTACCGAACCAATTGGTGCTGTGGATTGTGTTGGGTCTGTGATAGCAGTTGGATCAAACCATTCTGTTGAAGCACCGCTTGTTGTTTTTGGCAAAGCCACATTGCCAATCAAACCAGGGATAAAATTGGCTCCAAGTTTGTTGAGTAATGTTTCGGCGGTCAATAGCTCAATAAAATCTTGGGTCAAAACGTCCGTTGCAATAGCACCAGCACCACTGGATGGGGTAACGCTATTTCTCAATGGCAAATAGAAGCCATTGGCATTCAAGGATTTGCCTGAACGATTAGACAATTCGACCGAAACTTCTCTTTCTAAACCGTCAAGGTGTCCTTGGGCGGATTGTCTCAAGGCTTTGAATAAAGAAAAGTTGTGTTTCTTTTCTATTGGGAATTCAACTTTACCAACATTGAAAGAGGAATTGTCAAGTTTTTCCAAACGTGCAATATCACCCTTGATGTCTTCAACTTGACAAAGAATAGCGTCAACGGCTTCTTTGGTGTCGGCGGTCTTGGCATTTTGCAATAACTTACGGGCTTGACCCTTCAACTCATTGATTTCTTTTTTTTCTAAATACGACATGTTTTAGTTTCTCCTAATACAAAATGAACTCGGAAAAACTTTTTCATCTGGCTGGTCAAGCAACAGCTACCAATAAGGCTAAACAAATAAGTCTTCCTTATTGGTATTTAGCAAGGCACAATAAAAAACCCTGCAAAATATTTTGCAGGGTTTTTTATTCGTGGTGTTGACTTGCTAATGGGATTCGCAATATGGTCTGTCAAACCACTCACCACAAATCTATCTCGGCAGAAAGAATTGCAAGTTGTTGTTGTAATGCTTCTACGTCAACCGCTGGTGGTTCTGGTGTTGGTGGTTGCAATTCTGCATCTAATGAATTTTTAATCGTCTCAAAATTAAGTGAAGTGCTGAACCTTGGCGAATCGGTGACAGAAATTTCATCTAAGTCACAATTGACAACTTTTGCAATGATTCGCCCATTATCTTTTGACCAAACAATTTGGTTATTTATCGTTGTAACTGATAAGCCTTTTGTTTTTCCACTATTGATTAAATCCATAGCAGCGGCATCAAAAGTAGGTGGGTCCATTTCCAGAGTCAATTCCTTATCAGAATTTGCAATTCTCAATGTTCCTTGATTTGTGGAAGCCAAAACGTGATTTCTTTCGTGTTCATACAACCCAAGCACATAAGTGGGAATATTCATGCAACCAGATTGATAAGTCAAAGAAAAGTCTTTGTTGAATGGTTCTACTTCACCGTAAGGCAAAGCAACACCTTTAAGGATTTGTTTTCCGTCTGCGGAATTCGTTATCTCAACGGCATTAAAACTACAAGATATTTTTTCGATCTGGTTTTCCATTATTCAAAGTCTCCCCTGCAAAATGACTCACCTATATTTATGGGTCTCGTTTTCCATTTCTCCAACACACCCTCAACGGCTTTGTGTGGCTCTGGCTTTGTCAAAGCATTTGCCAAAGAATCAAGACTATCATTCTTTAAGTGTTCCACGATATTGTGTAATATCCGATCTGTCTTTTTAACTGAATAGGTCAACAAGACTGGACGGAAGGAAGACCGCACACAATCCGAATGATTTTCAATAAAGTCTGCTGACTCGGTGACAAATTGGTCTTGATTATCGGGTAAGCATTTTTTCGCCAATCGACTAATAGCGTTAGTTTCTTTGGTGTTGCAACGGTTGCAAGCATCCTCAATTAAGACACGATATTTTTGTCGTTTCTGTTCCTTCGTTTGGGAATTTCTAATCGAATTCTTTGTCTCTTTGGGTTGCTCTTGTGGCTGTCCTAATTGTTCGCTAGCCTGCATATTGACCGGAACCAAACACTTATCAGAGACACCAGCCGATGGCAAGTTTTCCCTTTGTGCAACTGTCTTAGGTGAAATGACACCCATATAAATCAATTCTTTATAGTTCTTTGTTTTCGTTGTCCAGTCTCCACGTAATAAGCTGTCAACAAGGAATTCGCTATAAAAGCCTGCTCGTTTGTCTGCTTCGGTCAATAACTTTTTATTGGCTTCATTCTCAAATCGGTGAACCCAACGGGCTAAAGTATATTGAACATAAGATGTATTGAAGATTTCTAAATTGCTCCAAGTGGCTCTGTCTGAAACGTTCACCAAAACTTCTGGAATTCTAAACATTCGACAAACTTCAATTGCGGATAATTTACGGCTTTCAAGCAATTGACTTTCTTCAGGTGACAAGCCCATTGGCGAATATTTCAACCCGTGGGAAAGGAAAGGTGTTTTGTGTGAATTGACAACCCCCGAATAATTCTTTTCCCAAGCTTCCGACAATGCTTTTTTGACTTCTGGGTCTAGTGCTTGCTCTGTGGTTACGACGCCTGAAAGTGAACATCCAGAATTATAAAACTTGCTGGCATACTTGGCACTTGCAACGGCAATCCCTAACTCTTGGGCGTGGCTCTCGATAACTGATTTGCCTATGACACCATCCAGCAATTGCATACCCGAAACGTGAAAGATTAAATCGGCTGAAAGTGGTCTGTCAAACCCTTGCACTTGATAGATATAACTGCCATCGTCAAGGCGAATTGGCTGGACGGTATCGGAAGGAAGTTGCCACAAATTGACAACTTCATAATCTTCGTTTCGTTCAATGTACGCATAGCCATTACCACGAAACAAAATTTCCCGCATCAAAAATTCACGAAACTGTTGACTTGATGTTTGGGGGTTAGCGTTATCGTGTAGAACTCGATAAAGAGGATGTCGATTTGCTTTGTAGGTGTCGCCATCCTTATTGACTCCGTAAAGCATCCACGAAAGGGTGCCAATATCGCTTGCAAGGATCTCGACGCAATCGTTAAATATTCCGCAAGATGTTTTGAGAGAATTCGGCGTTATAACTTCGCCTGTTTGGGAAACGCCGTAATAGCCAGTGAATGGGCGGTTATACCTCTGCCCAAACCACGCAAAAAGTTTTGTTAAAATTGCCATAACCTTATTTATGGCTATCTTACATAAAACATAACAGTTGATCGGCGGTCAATTGGCTTTCTTCGGTCGGCTTATCCATAATCTGAAGAAACAAAGCCATCCATAGTGCCGAAATACTATCGTTTTGTTTTTGGTGTCCCTTGCGTAGGAAATAGTTGTTGTTCTTATCTGGAATACAAACGGCGTTGCTCATGTGCCAATTCAATACAGGATGACCACCGTGGCAAAAATTCCCTTCAATCGCCATTCGTTCCAACTCTTTCAATATTTCTGTCTCATACATTACCGTGTTAGGTATCCACAAAACTGGCAATCCCTCTTTTTCCAACGACCCAACGAACGGGTCCATTTTCTTGTAGTGATCGCACCCAAGTTGCTTAATGTTGTATTGTGTGAAAATGTCTTTAATATCAATTAACAGACTATCAGGGTCAATCGTTTCATAGCCACAAATACGCAAATAGTCTTTGTCAATCCATTCTTCCACCTCGGGTATTGATTTAGATAATTCCGTTACCCGCTTCTCTGGTAACCACACAAAAGGAATAACGTCATTCTTTCCCGCTGTATTTTTACCAATCAACACCAATGAATTGCTATCAATTTTTAAGGCTGGATCAAATCCGCCATACCATACCGTGTCAGGGTCAAGACGTGGCGGCTCGCTATTGCGTTTCCATACCTCTTCAGAAATCCAACTGCCTGCAAATGCCGTAAAGCGATTTAGATAATAGGCTTCAAACTCGACCCGCTTTGACGGTATTTCTTTGGCTTCCTTGAATTCTTTACGGTGTGTTTCTATGTTGTAGAAATCTCCTAACGCTGGCATACACTTAAACCACGTCTTTTCATCGTCCCACGGGTCATCTTTGTCTGCCTGAAATATAATGGGAATATAACTTGGATTGTCTACCACTCCATCCCTGACCTTGCAAGCGTATTCGTATTGCTCCCGCATTAAGTCGCCAGCATTTGGGGAACCCGTGCAAATCATAATGACAGGAACACTAGACTTTCTTTTTCCGTGGCCCGTCAAAAACTTCTGGACTAATTCAATTGCTTTCTTATGTTTAAGGTCTTGAAATTCATCTATAAAAATCATCGAGGGATTGTAGCCCGTTCGTCCTTCACCTGTCATCGCCTCAAAAAAAGAAAACTTGTCGCCAAAGATAATTCGATGGCTCGTGATTTCCAAAAAATCTTTTAGGTCATTCTCATTTTGAATTGCACATGCTGCGGCATTGAAAATATGCTTTGCCTCTTTTTCACTGGCACTTATGGAAAATATTTGTTGTCCTTTTTGCGGTAGACAACACAAGGCATATAAACACACAAACGCCACCAATTGACTTTTCCCCGATCCTCGGGGAAGCATAAGAAATACACGGCTGACCGTTCTATTTCCGTTTTTGTCTACTGCTCCAAAAATCCATCTTACAATTGACTCTTGCCAAGGTCTCAATGTCACTGGCTCGCCAATGTAATCACCGCTGGACAGCTTCAAAGAATTGATAAAATCAACTGCCTCTTGGGCTTCTGGTGTTTTTGGCGCATATTTCAAATCTGTATAGTCAAGCCGTTTCTTTGCCATACAGGTATATAGAAATATTAAGCAACCTTAATAAATCGCTTAATGCCTGACGTGGCTTTTTTGTCAATTACAATTCGCATCCTTGCTCTTGCTGCTGGGGTAAGCCCCAATTCAGTCAATAGGGATTGCAGTTGTTTTGACAACGCTAGAAAATTGCATTGCCACGGGCTGACGTATCCGCCACCTTTTTGTCCAACGGAAACGGCACCATTCTTTTGCAAATCGTTTGTTGCCTGTCGCCAAGCGGAATAAGTGAAGCAATAGGTCTCTAGGACTGTGTGGTCAGTTATGGCGAGAAGGCCCATAGAGTCTAGGTGCTTGCAGGTGTTGTCCCATTCGGCATGGGCTATCTTGTTCTTTGCGATCCACTCGGGCTCAACTGGGAAGCCGCTAGGGGCTTCCGGCTCGCTTCCTGCAACGGCGTTAGCCTTACCTTCGTGGCTTCTGCCTCTTAATTCCTTCATTTTGGTGGGTTTTGCTGGTCTCGACATACCTTATCTATTAAGGGAGGGGGTCGAATTTCCGGCAATTTGGTATGGTGGGCTCAATTCGGGCAGCGGCGTTATTAACCTCAAAAGTTTTCGACCCCCTATCGGGTGGGTCTTGCCTTGCCACCCCTCTACGTGGTGGGCTTCGCCTTGTGCCCTCTCGTATGGCAACTGCGGCATTCTGTCTTCAAATTGCTTTGAACGTACTGAAGGTCAGGACGTTCTTTCCTCGGGATAATATGATGCACCTGAAGCCAATCCTTACCGCCACAAACTTCACACCTTGGCGATGTCTTTAATTTGATTTTGCGTGCTGCTTTCCAAGGCGATGAATTGTAAAAAGAATGATCCTCCTTGCGGCCTTCTTTTATCTTGTCGTATGGGAAAGAATTGGGTAGTTTTAGTTTGTATGTTTCGACCATACTTTATATATCAATCGTTGACTCTATCTGATTGCCCCACGCATCCCATCCGTCTGTTATTTCACGTGCAAACAATTCAACCCGTGGAACGTCGCCCATTAACTCCACAATCCTATCTCTAACCTCGGGCGGCTTACGGCTATGAATTGTTCTTTCTGCAACCACCAATTGCCTGACGTTCTTTTTAATTCTTTGTGGCTTTCCTTTGCGTGCCAATAAGCAAATCTCACTGCTTCCCATAGTCCAACGGCCCAAATTATACATATAGTTGCCTTTGCTTGATGTCTTGATCCAATTGAACGCAACTGTTCGATAAGTAAATCCCCAAGCGTCAATGACCTGAAGTGCTTCAGGTAACAGTGGAGACGTTGCCCACATAAACAAAACGCAATCATCATTTGCTATTTGTTGTATTGGTAGATTGCAAATATCTTTCAATTTCATCGTGGGATAAAAGACTGTTTCGTCGTATCCTGTCCCCTTCATTCGATCCTGATATGCCCAAGGTGGATCGGCATAAATAACTGAATATTTTTTCTCTTTCATATCCCATATATAGAATTATGAAAAAGAAATATTATCAAATCAATTTTGTAGTACCAAAAGAAACGCTTGTTTCCTTGAGAAAAGAAGCCGCCGAAAAACTAATTACCTTATCTGAATTGATCCGCCGAAAAATTGGCGTATCAACAAAGGAGAAATAATGCTTAAAGACAATTTTGTTTTAGGATCGTTGCTGTTGTTAATTGCCTTCTTATTCTTCTCTGTGTTGGGATTGGCTGGAAGAATTCAGAAGTGTGAGGAGCAAATTAAAGACCTGTCCCCTTATGCTCCACACAAGATGCCAGCTTATAAGACAATCCACTTTGACGGCAATCCCTACGAAACAATTAAGCCGTGTTATCAGAAGGAACAAATAGCAGACAATCAACCATTTGGGAGCGACACATGGACGACCGAATAGACGTATCATTTAATGGCTCTGAAATCCAAACAGAATTCCCAATGCCAACAAAGAGAATGACCCGTGATACTTCGGGTAATTATTGGCTCAATCAGAAGTCAATTAGAGAACAAATTGCAGAAGCGACCGCTAGGATTTGCAGTATGCAACTTGGAATGACCAAAGAAGAATTATTTGAGCGTTGCAAAACGGATAAGATTTGCAATTCCGATTGTGAAGAAATTTTCGATTGGCTTTGGGAGCGTGAAAAATCTTTGATTGATGGATAA